GATATAGAAGCTACTGTAGCTGTATCTGATACATTTGGCCCAGCTTCTGCTACACCTGTTGTTGCATTAAATGCTAAGTATTTACCTTTTCTAGAATCTTTTGTAGGCAATGTAATAGAAGCTAAGTCATCAGAGTCTGGTAATGTTAATGCTCTATCATTAGCATTTTCAACTTGTTGCATTACTGCATATATTTTATCTAATTCTGTATTGAGTGATGATATATTAAATGGCCCTGATGTAGCAAAATCAGAAGTTCTAGCTATTGGAGTATCTCTAAATATTGTGTAGGTAAAAGTATTATCATTTGTATCACCAAGAGTAATACTGCCACCAGAAAAGCCATCATCAACTGCAACACCTGATACTGCAAAAGTGCCAGAGCCAGTTCCTCTGGAAAGGACAGTATCAACACCAGCTGATGTTGTTCTAATAACTTTAATGTCATCTAATTCGAAAAAAGGAAAGTCAATTGTCAAAGGTGTAACATTAGCTGTTACAGCTTGAGTGTATTGTATTCGAGCATCATTATCTGCAATTGATATCGTAGCCATACTTATTTATCCCTTACTTTCATACTTTTGTTAATTCACATCACTTTCCAAAGATACCATCATTAATAGGATCAAGATAAGGTAGATTGCCTCCTGGGATTATAAACCTTGCACTTTTAAGTGTCTTTTCATTGGCTTCACCTCTAACTAGATCAGTAAATACACTACCAGCAGTACTTATATTAGATGCCCCTGGGCCAAATAAAGCACCAGCCTTTGCACCAAAAGGTAAATTATAAGATGGTTTGTCAGTTAAAAAAGGTCTAAGACCAAACTTGTAATCACTCATTTTTTCTAAAGTATTATTAACATCAAGAAACCAACCAGTAACACCACTTCTATCAATAGCATTTATAAATTTTTCATCGAATCCTTCTTTTGTTTCAATGCCATATTGCAATCTTTTAAATTCATTAACTATAGATGCTAAGCCAATGAGTAATGTAGCACCTTGCCAAAATGCCATGCTTTTCTCTTGAAGGCCAGATGTAAGCAATCTAACCATAGCTCCTTGTGCATAACCTTTGAACTGAGTAATCAATGACCCAAGCTCTGTAGATGTCCATAAAGCTCTGTCACCAGCTCCTGGGGTAATGATTATTCTATCTACATTTTGATTTAATGCATTTCTAAATTTTCTAACTGCTATAGCATTAGTCCAAAAATCAGTATTAGGAAACCACTCACCATCTACCTTTTTACCATGTTGTCTAATCAACTGTTGCATTTGACCATGTAAAGGTGCATCAATACCATTCTTAAGTAGCTTTTCTCTTTCTTCTCTGGACAATCTATTAAATGGTTTCATAATAGAATCTGTCATTCTAAGCATGGTTACTGTACCAGCAAATTCTTTCATCATCTGATTCCAGTAGTTTAATCCATTTAGAATAAAAAATATGTTTGTGCTTTGACTAAGAGTTCTTTCAATAGACATACGACTACCAAACATATCTCCAATGTCAGAGAACTGTGCAGCTCTTAAACCTAGTACGGCATCAGCTGCAACTGCTGAAGCTCTAAACTCTTTTCTTTTCATTGCTTTAATTCTTGTAGCAGAACTTGAGATCAATGTTCTCAGACCTTTTTCATAAGTATTTCCTAAGCCTTCTACCATTACTGTTCTGACAACATCTGGTATAGAAGTTATGGTTGCACTTCCCATGCCTACTAAAACATTAAATGATTTCATTGCTCTAACAAGTCTACTACTTGTAGCATGTGGATCTTTAGAAGCTCCGTATGTGCCACGAAGTCTATCTCTTAAACCTTTTACATCTTCAATATCTCTTTTTAATGCTTCTTTAAGTTTTGACTTTTCAGTACCACTTCTGGCGTTTTTAAGTAACACTTTGTATTCATCTTGTATTTCTTTTATAACCTTACCCATAGATACATCGCCAAACTTGAGTGTAAGTTGTATATCCATACCCATAGTTTTTGTATGATGCCTTAGTAACATCTCTATATCATCTTCTAGAAAATCTTTTATAAGTTCATCAGGTATAGCAAATGTTCTAGCTTTGGTACTACTAGCCTGTGTAATCCAGTCAATCTGACTCATGCCATCTTCTATATCTAAAAAAGGCTTGTTCTTAGAAACAATATCATGCATTTCTCTTGCAAAGTTTTTAGCTTCTACAGAACCTAATTGATATGTAGCCATAGCCCAATCTTCAACTATACGAATAAATCTTTCTTCACCCTCAATAAGTTTATCAACTCTATAAACTCTAGGAACATAACCCATAGCAGTATTAACTGTTACACCACCTTCTCGTATTCTTTGTAATTGTCTTGTGGCAAGTTGTATTTGTTCTTCTATTGTAGCTTTTTGTGCATCATCTGTTGTTTGTGCTAATTTATCTCTTAGACCTTTGATTACTTTTTGAAACTGTATCTCAAATAGTTTAGATTCTTGTGCTTCTCTTTTAATAAAATCAAAATGTTTTTTTACTCTTTTAGCACTAGCATTTACATATACTGTAGCTTCATCATCTAGTAAATCAGCACCATTTCTAACTGCTTGAGTAACTCTTCGTCTAAATTCATTCTCACTTAATTTATTTGATCTAGTTACAATGTCTTTGGCTCTTATTCCTAGTTTCTGTGCTGATCTAGATATATCGCCAGACTTGGCTACAACACCTCTATACTTCAAATATTGTTTATCCATAAACTGCATTGTCTGTATAAGTGGTGAAAGAAACTTTGTTCTAAATGTAACTTCAACAGATTGATCCATTGCTTCATATTGCTCATCAACCACTTTCTTTTGAATCAATCCACCCATGTCTACCATCTTTGCAGCTAGGTTTCTTACAATAGGATTCTTGCTCATAGTCATTCTAATAACTGGATTCCATGGCAACTTTTCTATTCCAATTCCAGTTTCAACTAAAGCATCTCTTTCCATCATATCATACATTGATCTTCGTTGTAGACTTGGGCTTAGATTAGCTCCTACTCCAGCTCTTATTTTGCCATCTTGTGCATCGATAGTTTCTCTAACAGTTTTAAAATTACGACCACCAAATGTAGATGCAACACCACCACCGATTAATCCAGCAACAGAAAGAGCCAGAGCTGTTTGTGCAAATGTTCTAGTTTCAGATTGTGATGTAATAAAAAATTCTTCAGGTGCATATACAGAAGCAGTAAATGCAGCACCTCCAGCAAACCTAGTAAGTAAACCAGCATTTCTCATTATAGACAATGGTGCAACTGGTGCCAAGAGAACTGGAGAAGCTATTCCAGCAACAAGAGAAGGCGTAATGTATTCTGAATTATTAAGTGTTTCGACATCTTGTAAATCTACTTTGAGTCGTTGTATTCTATCTCTAGTTTCTTGTACGGAATTACTATCAAGAAACCTCCACTTCAATCCTGGCATGTCTGCTAGCTGTGGGTCTGCAATGGGATCATACCCCTCATCATCAACCCATTCTTGACTATCTATATATCTCATTATAGGTTCAACTAAACCATACGACCTAAAAGCAGCATCCCATGTTTCTTTATATGATGGCCTGAATGTATAGTTTTCTTCTCCAATAATTTCTTCAGTAGATACCATTGGATTTACACCACCATACATAGCATTAAGTTGTTTGTTATTATCTTGAATCCTAGATAAGATAAAATCACTCATATCAATACCCTGGGATATATTCTAGAACATTATTAATCGCATCAATATCATTCTCATCAATAATAGGAGGGTCAACCTGATTGATGTATGGGCTAAGTCTGTTATAAGCACCTGTAAGTTTTCTGATAAATGTGTCATAGTTTCTGTTCTCTGCAAGATCAAGAAACACATCTCTAAAATAGCTTTCCCTTAGTCCAATAACATTATTAATCATGTTTCGTATTGTTGCATTTTTAACTTGTGATAATGCATTTTGATAGTCTTTGTTCTGTACACTTACTCTAAAATCATATCTATAATTATCCATTACTGCTACAGATTCACCATTCTCTAATATAGCAAAAACAGTATAGCTTGGGTTAGATGTGAAAGGCTCATTGACGATAAACTTTATATTACCATCATTGATAGCTTCAGAAAGCTCAGGACTTCTAAATGCACTTATCTTTGTTATTTTATCAATGGCATCTGTTTTAATAAAATTCATAATCATGTCTTTGTCTTCAATCTCTGGCAAACCAAAACCATACATGGACTTTTTAGCTTGCTCACTAATAGGAAAGAATGTCCATTCAACTTGACCATTTTCATTTTCTTGTAAACCTAGTTTACCAGACAGTTCTACAAATGTATCAGTAACTGCCATTCTAAAACCATTATCATTACCTTGGTATTTAGACTGACTGTAGTTAGCTCTAACCTTTTCCATAATAATCTGTGATACTCTTGAGTTGCCTAAGAAAACATCTGAAAGATCATTAGATTCAGTTTGAGCCCTATATTTATCCAGCATAGCATTTTGATGATTAGTTAAATTGTTATCATCAATAAAAGGTAAAAAGCTAAAGAATGTATTATCTTTTAAAGCATCTGGTATTACTGTTCTTACTTTTTGCTCAAACTCATTTACATTACTTACACCTAATGAACTTAGTTTTCTGTTTAAGTTTGCACCTTCAGTTTTTAATGCCCTAAAATCATTGAAACCTAAAAACTGTGCATTTTCTAATGATGTATAATCAACGCCAGCATTTTTAAGAACATTAAAAAATGTAAACTTACCAGAGCCAGGTTTATCTCTTTGGTCAAATTGTATTTTTAGATTATTGTACATATTAATGGTTCTATTGAATATGTCTTCATCTGCGACAAAATTAGTATTATTAAACACATTAGCAAATGCTGGATGTAAAACCTTTGTTGCTTTTGTATTTACTGACGCAAGTTTAAAACTTTCATTATAAATAAATTCATCACTTGATAATAAATCTACTGGAACAGTTTGATCAGAACCATCTTCCCCTACAATTGTTATAGTAAGTTTATGTTCTTTTTCTATTACTGCTTCTCTTAGTTCAGCTGGAACAGGAAACCCAGATATCATATAGTTTTGTGCAAGTAATAGTTTTTTCTTAGTATCCCAAAACTTAGTATATTTAGATTTATACGTATTCATAATGCTTTGTATGGTTGGCTCATCTTCAGGTCTTATTTTATTTGAAGCTCTCATCTTATTTATTTCTATAAGAATATCCCCTGGCTTTTGTCTGTACCCAAATGTAGGAGATGTTATTCTTCTAAGATTAGCAGTAAAGTTTTTACTTAAATTTTTCATGTAATCAGATAGTAGTTTGGCTTCTACCTTTAAAAATGAATTGTACTGTTTATCTTGTATAAGTCCTTTTGTGTACATGTTTTCAATTTGTATATCTGCATTTTGTCTTATATCTGAAGCAGTAACACCATCGTCTTCATTTAAGTATGCATTTGGAAATTGGTATTGATTAAATAGCTCTTGAAACTCCTGACTATTAATTGTTTTCTGTTTATTTATATTGCCTTGATTGTTGTCAATCAAAGCATTCTTTTGTGGTACAGATGTATTAGAAGATAGTATCTCTTCTACAGAAACTATTTCTCCAAGTTTAATTCTCTGATTTAAATTATTAAAATTACTTGTTTGTTCTTTGGATATCTCTGCATCTTTAAGTTTTTTAGCAGTTTGTAAATTTGAAAATTCAGCATTTAAACCTTCAACAAATAACTTTTGGTTTATAGTTATGCCAGAGAAATACTTTGGATTTGTAGTTAGTTTGTCATTTAAATCATTTATAAAATTAAATGCATCATCTGCACCTTTTTTTTCGTAGATATCTTTTAGTAAAACTTTGTTAGTATGCAATACAATCTGAGTTTTTTTATTATTAACTAATGTATTCCAACCTGACTCTGTTCCTCCATTAGTAAGCCATACAGCTTTTTGCTTATCAAACTCTGCATATATCTCTTTGGCTCTTTGTGACTTATCAGCATCCAAAACACTATTATTATAAATAGCACCAGCGTTAATTTGCATAAGTTCAGCAGCATGCAAGTCCATAGTGGTGCCAACATTTGCAAGGTTTTCTTCTCTTTTGACTTTAGTATAGTTGGCTTTTGCTTTATTTGCTCCATTTAGAAAAGATGCATTAATGTTAGGTAATACAGTAGCTTTTAGCTCTGGATTTATATCTAGGTTTTTACCTTTTATGTATCCATCTTTCTTTGCCATAAGGCCTTTAAAATCTAATGGATTTTGAGCAAGATAATTATTTACAAAAGCATTAACATCTTTTGTCAAAGCATTACCATAATTAGTAATTAAATTAGTTTGATAAAAAGACTTCATCGTCTTTGCATCTCTTTGATCGTTTAAGCCAGAGTCAAATTCAAAATTAGATAAGTTGTTTAAAGTAACATTACCCTCTTTATCGGTAGTATAGTTTACTGCATTTATTTGAGATTCTGATATTGCTCTTCTTTTTGCTTCTTCAAACTGTGCTTTTCTAAAATTAGTTCCAATATTAGAGAGGTTACTTGCTATGCTATCCAGCTCTCTTGATACTTGGAATCCTACAGATTGTGCAGTTCCTACTGGTGAAACTTTATACTTTCTACTTCTTGTTGGTTTATAGCTCATGATAAACTTGTCTTTCCAGTTGCACCCATGTATGACTCAGCTGCATAACCAGTTGCTTTTGTAACTCCTGAAAGCAATGCCACTTTACCAAGTTGTTTAGATGAACTTTGTTTTAACCCAAACTGTCTTCTCTTCGATGAACCCATTAACTTAATTGAACTTATATCAGCTTCGGCAAACTTCTTTTCCATTCGACCTAAATTAGAAACAGTTGGTGATCCAGTAGCAACACCTCTGCCAGCAAAGTCTGTGTCTAATGAAGATAGTTGTGATCTTAGTTCTCTTAATCTATTTACTTCAGCTTGTTTAGATTCAATCTCTGCCATTTGTGATTGTTCATAAGCTGCTTGTGCATCATTAGCATATGCTCTTTGTGCTGATCTTGCTGATGCTATACTTGCAACAGCTGCTACTGCTTGCATTTGTACACCCATTATACTTCTACCTCTAACATGACACCATTTAAAGTCAATGGTAATGGTTCATCTTGCGTTATATCCACTCTACCTAATTTACCCCATCCAAGTAAATACACTTCTTTTCTTTCTGTAACAGTTGTTGGCTCTTGTGAAAAGTCATCCGTTACTTGTCTTATTAATATTTTTGTTCCACCAGCTTTGACATTTAATGTAGTAACTAAATCTAATACTGCTCTTACTATTCTTCTTCTTTGACCAACAGTAACACCATCTTGCAGTTGTGTTTCAGGTGGTAAGGTAGTGACCAAAGGGGAAAATGCTAAACCTATTTCAACGGAGGATACTGCGTCATTTAAGGTTATCTGGCCACTACCATTCGTTGTAAAAGTTCCTAATGAATAATTACCAGACTTTACTTGCACTTGTGTATTTGGCAAATGACTAACAGTCCATGTTGTAATTGGTGATCCATTAGTTTGTTGTGAAGCACTATCAAGATGATAGTTATTATCTAGAAGTTCTAATGATGTAACAGTTGCAGAATTTATTGTTCTTTCGCATATGCAATAAATCTTTCTATTTACATTGACTATATTTTTAAACTGTCCATTTGTTTCATATCTGACCCAACCCTGTACTTTTTCTTTTCTTATAGACATAAACACAGGTAAATGACCATCACTATTTACAAGATAAAGATAACCCTCCATTTGATCTGGTGCTTCTCTTTGTGCTTCTATTTCTACTGGAGTTCCTATTAGATGTTCAGATAAAAGAGTAATAGAATCAGAATTGTAGGCTTGTGATATATCACTAAATATAAATTCTCTAATAGCTCCTTTAGACTTTGTAAGAAATGCTATAGCTCCATCAAATTCTTTTGGTTGTACTGAACCACTTCCAAAGCTAGTCTGTCTTCTTACTGTAATTGTGCTAGGTGCTAATGGTTTGTTTTCAGATGTAGGTATGTATAACTCTTGCTCTGATGTAAATATTGTTAAGAATCTAAAAGATTGTAATGCTTTTATTTCAGATACTTGAGCTTCAGCTATTTGAATCTGAATTGAATCTGCATCAAGGCCAGTTCCAATATCAAAGTTTGTAAACTCACCAACTTTAGACATAAATAAAAAGTTTGGTAAATCTCTACTACCACCAAATATTAGTCTTTGATCATGGAAAGTAACTGTTCTAGCATATCCACGAGTACTACTAAACACTTGCTCACCCCATTCAGTAATAGCATTTGTATTTGCTAATGCACCTGAAAGAGTTGCTGTTACTACAGTACCACTTGTAAAAGCTGTAATCTTTGCATGTCTTACAACACTAGAACTATCAACAAGTCTAATATATGTATTAATATAAGAAGCAGTAAAGAAAGATACACTTGATGTAAGTGTAACAGAGCCAGAGGTTCCACTTGGAGTTATTGTAGCTCCTGATGCTACAAACTTAAAATAAGGCTGAAATTTTAATCCGTTACTTTCATCAAAGTCATAAGCTGAAATTGCAAAGTTAGTAGAGCTTGTTCTTGTAATCTTTTGAGTCACCATCTCTGGATGAGTTACATACATTGTATCTCCACTTTGAGACACTACAAGTGAACCTATCATAGATGATGTCCATGTCAAACTTGTAATAGTTTGTAACAATGCAGTTGGATTTGATGTATCTATAATTTTTAATGCATTTGCATAAAATAATAATATGTAGGCTTCATCTTCATCATAGATGTAGGCTTCTGCTTGATAAGTTGCATTTGATAAAGTTTGTAAGTATCTAAGTCCAGGTCTTCTTGTAAGTCCACCTTGAGCTTTCAGTCTTACATTTCTTAGTCTAAATGCTCCATTCTTGTAAGCATCAGAATCAACTCTAGATGATAAAAGAGGAGTAAGTTCTCCAGCTGAGAAATTTGTATAATATTGTCGTAACAGAGCCAATTATGATGTTTCCCCTTCTATTCTTGCAAACAGATTAGAACCAAGTCTTACTTTGGTAAATCTGTCCAAGGCAACTTGTTGTGTTGTTGTTTGCTGAGAATCTCTTGCTTTTGCCATACGAAACTGAGCATCTGCTAAATTTTGATACGATCTTGCAATGTCACCTTTTCTAATAACAGACAAGGCAAGAACATTAGCAAGTCTATAGATTACCCATAAAGTAAATGGTGGTATCCAGTCTTGTGTAGCAACTCTAAAGATATAATTGAGAACAACATCATCATTGATATCAGCGTTCATAAAAACCTTATCTTCATAGATGTCATAGTTCTGTACTACTTTATCTACTGTAACAGTTTGAACTTGCACAACCTTTGGATTTGTTGGAAGCTGGTAAGCAGCATCCCAACGATCTAATGGTGTATCTGTAAGTCTTGCTAACTGTATCTGACCAGTAGCAAAGTTCCAGTTATGCATTGATAAACAGTCTTCAACAATATCTTCAAAGACAGTATTCATTACAAGAGCTTCATCTGTTGACTCTGTAAATGAAGAGAGTGGCTCCATGCCAACCATAACCATGGCTCTTTGAGCTACCTCAATATCTGTCTTTGCTGTTGTAGGCATTATGCGTAACTAGAGCCAGATGTTTTCTTTGATCCTTTGTTACCCATCTTTTTCTTTTTCTTATTAAGCATAGATGTGTATTGCTTATAATCTTTCATACCTTGTTTGGTATATGGAAATTCTTTTCCATCACTAGCTTTTGGCATCAACTTTACTCCCTAATTTTGTATTTTTTCCCCAAGTAACAGTATAGACTGTACCATTTACTGTTCTTGTAGATGATTGAGAGGAAGTGGCCTTAACAGCCACCTCCTTTTTAGTTGTCGGTTTCTTGGACATTATCTACTATCCGAAGTCATACTAACAATATCACCAACATCAATTGCTGATCCATCGTTAGAAACTACTGTAGCTATGCCAAAACCATTACTTGCATTGATAAATATTACATCGCCAACATTCATTTCATTGACTAATGCATTAAAGTATCCAGCAGTATCGATTGTATTGAGGTTATCACCTGTTGATTTATAGTTCCAGATATGGAAGCCATTACCAGCATAAGAAACTAAACTCAATTTTGTTTGATCTAACGCCATTTCTAACCCCCTATTTCTTTAACTCTAATTCAAACACACCCTCTGGATCAATAAGAACAGAGTTCATCTGCATTTTATTTAAAATAAAATAGCTATCCTTATCGTTGTGATATTGCATGTTTGAAGAAACATCTGCACCAATCGCATGTGCTACTGCATCTGCATGATATGCAAAGCATTCCACATGTGTGGTACCAGCTGCTCCAGAACCATTAGTTTGTGTTAAACCACCAAAAGGCATCCACATAAATCCGAGCCATCTTTTAGCAGTCATCCCTGTTGGAAAAGGTAGATCGTTCTCACCGACATATTCTGCTCTAGAGAATTGATCTATTGCCATGAGTTGTGACCATTGCTCCCAACCAACAACAACATATCTTCTTCCATCATCAGGAACTTCGTTGTTGCCAAACTTCTCCATCAACTCTAATGACCAAGCTAATGTAATACCATTAGTTGTTTCATCATGTGAAGATGTAGTGGTTGTCATCTGAGCAAGTATCAACTCGTCTGTTTTCCTACCTAGTGCATAAGCACCAGACTGTTGTGCAACAGTCATCTCATCGTGATTAATTCTTAACTGATCTAGGTCATCAACCCATTCACCAGCAAAGTAATCTTCGACAGTAACTGACACATTAGTGTGTGCAAGATTCATAGGAGCTATATTACCATGTCTTGCTTTAGTGGTAGCAAATCCCTTACCGATCTTCTGAAATGTGGTTTTGTTCTTAACACCATTACGAGTTCTTACTGTATTTCTCAGTTTTGAACCCATACGCTGATAAGCCATATGAACCCCAGCTTCAAACTCCTCGATAAAGGAAGTACTAATTGATGGTGTAGCCATCGCTATCTCCTTTAAAAAAGTTTAAGTTACATTTTCATCAGTAGGTTATTCGCTTACCTCATCGTTATTGAAGTTAATCCATGCCTGGGCTTCTTGAGTTGGTTTACGAGCCTTCTATGTATATAAAAACAAATTTATATAAGATTGTTAATTCACATTAGTTTTTTGTCTTGCTAATTGTGCAGACATCTGCCTTACCTTAGCAATATGTGCTGGATCACCACCATTCTTCCAGTACTTTTCATCTGCAATCATGGCTTTAAGATCGTCTTGAGTAACTGCTTCTTGAAACTCTGTAGTGCTAACCATGTTAAATTTAGGCTGACCATTAAGTTCCATTAGTTCTTCAAAACATTTTACCATATCTGCACTAGCTGGAATATTTGCAAAAGTTTTATAAGCATTCTCACTAAGGTGACTATGAGCCCAAGTATCTACTCTTTCTAGTCTTCTTTCTGCATGTTCTCCAAGAGTTTGGCTCTCAACTGTCCAATCAGGGCCAGATTGTGCAGACATTGTATTATATTCTGCTATAAGTTCATTAAACTCATTGTTATCTAATCCATAATTGTGTGCTTTGGTTCTAAACCAATCAAGCATTGGATCATCTTCTGCAATTGAAAGTTCTTCACCATCTTGACTTTGAAGTTCAATCTTATAATCAGCTGGACTTACTGGTGCGTTCTTTTCAGCTTCTTCATTAATTTCTCTAATAAGTTCTTCTTTAATTTCATCACGTCTTGTATGAAACTTTTGCTCCAAACTTTTATAACTTGAAGCCAATTGCTCTGGTGTTTCAAACTTGGCATCGAGCCACTCTGGTCTTTCTTGAGTTTGTTCAGTTGTGACTTGATTTTCCTGTCCTTGAGCTTCTTGCTGAGTTTCTTGGTTTTCTTGCTCAGTTGTTTCTGTATTGGTGCTTTCATTGCTGTTTGTAATTGTTTCTTGCTCATTACTCATTGTTTCTCCCTTTATTTAGCAATCCCACTTCCTTAATGCTTTATTTATACGACTATTTGGATCATTTGCAACTTTTTTACTTGTGAGCTTTTTCTTCATACCCATCATTCTTTTACAAAATGATCTTCTTCGAGCAGCTGCCTTTGGGCTTTTCTTAGCTTCTTTTGCAGAAACTGGTCGTTTAATATTCTTCCCTTGACGCCTAAGACTTGCACGCCCTTTGGCATTGAGTCCTCCTGATGGATTCTTGCCTTCTTTTCTTTGCCAAGCTGGAGTCTTTGCCATTTCCTAAGTCCTCGCATATGTTGGTTTTTTACCACCACTTGATGGATTTGTAGCTTTTTTTCTAGCTACTGCTTTTTTCTTTTGACTTTTACTCATAGCTCTTGCCTTTGCTGATGGTACACATTTTGGATATCCACGACCATCTCCCATCTTTCTACCACATGGAGGATGCTTGCCATCTTTCTTTGTAGATATATCAACCCACTTCTCATTGAACCACTTCTTTAAACTCATTAAGCGTACTTACCACCCATCTTCTTATACTGTTGAACAAGCTGACCTGATGCATATGCACTTGGCCATTTCTTTACTCTGGCTTTAACAATAGCCATTGCTCTTTTATATAATTTAGGATTTGTTGGTTTCGCCATGTTTTCTCCCCATTTCTGTTCTAGCTTTGATCATTGCAACTACCCATCTTTGTCCTTCAAAGTGTGCAAGACTTTCGATTCCCAATCCAGCACCATGTACATTATTCGTTGTAATGTTTTCAAGGTATTGGAGAAAAGACTTACCAATACCCGTAGAGAATAAAGCATGGGCTTTACTATTAAGATCAATTTCAACTTCTGTAGGATATTGCCTTCCATCTACTGACTTTACTGCTCTTTCTTTGTTCATCGTTGCATCCCTTGTTGGTTCATAAGTTGCATTGCCATTTCAATATTTTGCTGTACTTCTTGTTGATTTGCAAGCAATGCTTCTTTGATACCAAACTTGGATGCTAAATATTTAATTACTTCTTGCTGATTATATAATGTTGGTGTCATTTCAGAACCAAAGGTTCCAGCTACAGTTTGCTGAAATCTTACAAAGTCTGCTACATCTTGCTGATCTTGGGCTCTTAACAATGGAGATACTGGAACTATTCTGATTGTTCTACCATCAACCTTTGGTATTTCTAGTATACCTTGCTCTTGATAAATAGAAACGACTCTTTCAACCAATGGATGTAAAAATTCTTTTTGCATACGGCCAGCTACTGCACCCATATCTCTTGCTACATCAGCAAGTCTTTCAGATACTTCTGTAGCTGATAGTGGTGTTTTAGCATTTGCTCTTGTATCTAGTTCATCAATAAATAATGCTTTTCTTACATTTCTTCTCATATCTTCAAGTATGAGTTGACCAACATCAAATCTTGCTGGACTTTGTAATGATTCTAAACTAGAGCCAGGGGATCGTGGTATAAAAGTTCCAGGTTGTATTGTTATGTTATCAGGATTAAATACACCATCGTCATCATAAACATATGCACCACCTATAGCCATTTCAGCATTTTCTAGTATAAGCTGAACTGTAAGGTTTAATGTTTTGATTGCTGGCATAGCTTGCAGTACTGGGCCTCTACCCCATACTTCAAAACCAGACTTTGACCATCTTGTTGTAATCCAAGGAACTGAACCTCTACCTTTTAATGTTGCTTTATGTAAGATTGCTTTGTCTGTCTCAGAGATTAAATAATATGTATATTCATCTTTGAATTTATCTTCACTATCATACATAGTTGCTTCAATAAGTTTTGTCTTTCTTCTTGGATCACGTTTTTGAGCAGCTTCCATTTCTTTTGTATATTTAGCATAAGGATATCTTTGCTTAATCTCAGTAATGTCACACTCTGTCATCCACCTAAACCAACTATTAATAGTATCCATGGGGCCTGGGAGGAGAGCAAGGTTAGTTGGTGGTACTGCTGTAAAATGCAAGTCACCTACAAATCGACCAGACTCTACAAGCATATTCATTGTACCAATGCCTAAATCTTGCAAGCCCTCATGGAACTCAGCATTAAAGTTACTGTTTCGTAAACCCTCATGCAGTACTTCAGTTATGTTGTCTAATTCTTTCATAACTTCAGTTGTTATTTGATCAGCTGGATACTCTGGCCCTGGCATCAATGTAAATGCTCTACCATTAGGAGGGAAGAAACCTAACTGTAATCTTGAGGCAAACCGAGGTAATCCAGTAACAGCTGTTTCATCAAATATGTTTTGTGTTCTTCTTTCTCCAGAGAACTCACCATAGAAACTCTCTCTTTGTGGCATAACAAAGTCATATATTTCTTCCCATATATCTGTCCAATTATGCCACTTACCTAAAGCTCTTTTGTATTGAGCCATGACTTTTTTGTAATCATCATCGCCTTTACCACCAGCTTGACCTACTGGACTTGCATCTCCAGTATATTCATCTCTTATCATTTGTCGCTACCCATTAGTTTTCTACGATATCCACCAAAGCCTTCAATATCTTCGCCTTGCAAAGACTTAGCACCAAGTAAGTTCTGTTTCATTTTTCTGTCTTTTTCTAGTCTTTGAACTTCTGCTTCTTGTTGTTCTTTTGCTAGTCGTGCCATTTCTGCTCTTTTCTGTTCTTCTAGAGCTGGGTCTGGTCTTACTTTTGGTGTTCTCATGAATCCCATTTGATTCTCCTTCTTTTTCAAAGATGACTTGTCCACCCCTTTTTAGCAATTCACAATATAATTGATAAGGAGTCAAAACAAATATATTTCTAATATTACATAAATGCTTGATAAAACTAACACAATACAAGAGTCTAGGGAGCCAGATGTGGTTATTTGTAGGTTCATATTCTATGCAAGTGCATTCTTCTATCATAAAAGCTACTAAATGATCAGCATGAGTACCTTCAACTGCTACAAAATTAAATCCTTGAGTAGCAAATTCTAATTTTACCCATCTTTTTAACTGAGGAAAGTACTGAACTGCAAAAACATGACTAAATTTTGGTTGTTTTTTAGTAAATAGTCGCCAAAATCCTATGTTTGGACTTTCGCAAAAGCAAATTATCCACTTCATAATGCTCTTAAAGACCTTCCTCGTTTTCTAGTTCTCATTCTATCAAAAGGATTACTTACCCTCTGGACTATGGTAGGGGTTTTTGGTGTGTTTAGACCAATAACAACCTTTTTCCCCTCTCCACCCCCAAGAAAAGCGTACTGTAAGGCATCATGTATGTGTGAAAATCTATTCTTCTCTGGTTTATCTTCATACTTTTCATTACCCATATAGTAAATTCTCTTATATTGATAACCTCCCTCGAAGCCAGAGATAAGATTTGTACATGTTGGAGATATAAGTAAAGACGGATAACCCTCTGACATCCTATTAATAACGCCTTCTACAGCTTCTATGCGAACTGATATATCATTGCTTGGAGCTGGATAAGCAGCTATACCACATGCTCTCATTATCATAAAGGGAGTATGCTCAGATGTTTGAGCCATTTGATTACCAGCTGGATCGCCAATAAATTTATAAGTTAGTTTATCCCATTCATTTTTTGCTATTTCTTTTTTAAGATACTCAGCAAAACGTGTAGCTCCCATATCTTTGCCAATAACTTCATGGAAAACAATCCATCGACCAGCATGTATATTCTGACAGAATATGGCACTAGGAGTTCTACCAAAATCTAAACCAACAATTACATCTACTTCTTTCTTTGGCTCTAAAGATTCCGTAGCTACATGTGTATCTTTTCTAAATGTAGGATAAACTTGTTTACCATCCATGATTGTTTGATATTGATTAAGTACATAAACTTTTACCCAACTTGGAGATTTACCTAATATAATTTTATTATAATATTCTGGTTGTAGATTCTGTCTATTTTCAGAATGTGGATTTGTAGTATAACCAACAAGATTGCCATTTTCATCTTTATCTTCTTCCATTGCACCAGCTTGAGAGAAAAAATTCCAATCATCAGGTTTTACCATCAGTAATTTTTCTTCTTGAGTTAGATACTCTGGTATAGGAACTTCTCCACTTACAATGCCCCACCAATGAGATTCATCAGGACTGTTGGTATCCATAATAACACCATACCAACTTGGGCCACCCTCTCTCATAGATGGGAAACGACCAACTCTCATTGTGCAAGCATCAACTATACTTTTTGATATTTCTCTTGCTTCATTTATCCAAACACCAGTAAGTTCCAAAGATAATAGTTTTTTTACATCTTCAGATTTATCAAGAGCCAGAAATATGACTTCAAGTTCTACTGTAGTTTCATCAGGTAGAGCAAAACAAACATTATGAGTATAAGGAGGACTCCAAACAAATCTGCCAAGATCATCACTAAACCAATCTCTCCAAGTTTTGATTGTTGTTGTTTTAAGCTGAGGATTTGTATTTCTAATAACAGCCCATCGACTTCTTCTTACTTTTTGATCATTAGGTTTTTGCTTAATGGCTTTCCTCATGATCTCCATGCAACAAGCAACTGATTTACCACTACCAACTGGCCCTCTGATACCACGAACAAAAGAACCATCTTTCATAAAAGATTTAGCAACGACTCCAGGTGGTTTATAGTCTAGATTCATCCTAGTAACTGTCTACGTCTTGCTCCACCACCTTGAGATAACAAGCCACGCCTAGCAGCTGCACTTACACCACCAGTTGTACTATCTGTTTTATTCTGTGTTTGAATTTGTGATCCACTTGTACCTACATTTCCAGATTCAGAAGAATTATCACTACCAGCAACATCCTTTAATGCTTCTGTTGTGTATCTTTGAGTTTTTGTATCAAACATAACACCAGTACTTCTACCTATTGGATTATAAGCACTTTCACCAGAGAATCTTCCTTCTCTTACAACACCACGATATTGACCATCACGATCAAAGACTGCATTGCCACCTTTACGAAGTTCACCAGCTTGTTGTCTAAAAGCTAGAGTCCTAGCAAAACTAGCTCCTCTTCCTAAAGGAAACATGGCTTCTCTCATGTTAAGAATAGAGTTACCACGTTTCTGTCCAGTAAAATCTTCAGTTGAAGCTCTGCGTTCTAAGTCTTGAGCTAATGAAATATTGCTTTGAACAGTATCCATTGTTTTCTTACTTGGAAGTTGAGCTGCACCACCCTCTGGACTAGACTGATTTAACTTATTGTATTGATCAAAGGCTTTCTGTCTCTCTTTCTTCTGTCTTTGAATTTCAGCTTCTTCTACACCTGATGTTCCTGAACTTGATTCACTTCCCATATGCTTCTCCTTAA